TGAACAAACCCCAAACTACGGTATCGTTCGCATCGCTCAAGTCCGTTGCTTGCTGGCGTGGGATCTTGCTGGAAGTCTCTGAAGACTTGTCTTTGTGCACAATTCCGTTATGGTCCTTCTTGGTTTTGGCATTGCGCATGCTGAGCCATAGGTTTGGGCAGTTGGATTTATTGATCCTATAGGCAGGTAGACTATAACTATCCTCCTTGAAAATGTTTTCCCAGAGCATAAACTTCGCATTGTGGCTGATGTTACTCCCCCCTGTTGTGTATAAAATCGGGTTGTAGCCCATCCCCAGCAGCTGATCCCGCGCCTTTTCAGCCCTGGTTTGTGGCACAATGCCCGTGTCGTTGTTGCCAGTATTGTCATACCACAGGTACACGTCCTTATTGTCGTGGTGTTTGTAATAGTTGTCGAAAGCTTTGAACAGGTCGTCCTGGCTTTTTTTCTCTTCACCCAGCACGTAAAACTCCTTTAACGTGCGGTATTCGTTGATGCTGCGCAGGTGTTGATTGACCGACATGGAGTTGATGGCCGCACCCCAGTCAATGGCGAGGATGAGCGGGTGACCTTTGACCAGGTCGTTGTCGCCTCGGCAGTCGGGTTGCTTCCCGATGCTGTCGTAAAATTCGTAATTGTAATCGCCAATGTAAGCGTGGATCTTCTCATCTAACAGGTAGTAGAAGCTATTCACCGAGAAGCTCGGGCGCTTGTTTTCATACTCCGCTTCGTATTTCCAGAGCACGTAAGCCGTGCGCCTGGCTTCGTCCATGTACCCTTCGCGCAGGTTTATCTTATTATGGGCGCTGGTGGCCGAGATGAAGTTCACCAGCCAAGGTTCCTGCTTTGCTTTTTCTTCCAGATCCAAGAACCATTGCCCTTCCGGAGTGAGCGCCGTCGAGCTGGAGTACAGCTCCGAGCCAAACAAATAATTCCCATTAAAGTCCTTATGCGTACCCCGCAGCGTTGGGACCACATCGTCGGCAATCTTGGTGCCGTTGAGCTTCACCGCTTCATCAGCGTGCAGCCAATCGGCGTTCAAGCCTCGGCCATCGCCTTTCACCTCCTGCGAAATGAGGTGTATCCCAGCCCCATTCCAAAACGTAATGTACCGGTTGAATCGTTCGGGCGGTTGCCAGGCACTGCCCCAGGTACGCCGCCAGGCACGCGGCGGGCGCTTGCCTACAAAGTAGTGCAGATCTTTGTACATCCCGAACATCTCCAGGCCTTGGACCAAGCTGGGTAGGATCCGCGTCAGCACATCCTGATACGTCACGCCTACCAATAGGCCCGTGCTCCGGGGCATCGTATTCACAATGGCTTTGTACCGGTACCCCGAAAACGTTGTCTTTCCCGTGCCACGGCCCCACTCCAGCGCAAGTACTTTCACCCGGCTTAGTGAAGCCACCAGCTGCGGCACATTGAAGTTGACTACCCTGGGCTGGATCGCTCTGATCAAGCTTGCATAATCCGAGCTTTCCCGCTCATGCAAGTACTCAATGGCTTTTTTGATCTCCTCGTTCAAGGAGTTCGAACTCGATCTCTTCAGCATCAATGCGTCGGTTTAAGTCAATCACGCCACTGCTGAGCAGCATGGCGATCTGTTTGAATTCGCCTTCCAGCAGGTTCACGATGGTGTCACCTGGTTCCACCTTGCTGAAGTCGGGCAAGTCCGCGGTGTCTTTGTCAAGTCCTCTGATCTGCGCCATCTTCCCGATGGCCGCGATCATGGCCTTGGGATCCTCCTGCTTATGCGCGATCCGGTACGCCTCGATGAGGAATCCGTATAGAATTTCCCGGCTGGCTGATGTATCACTCGTGGTGATGTCGCCGTAGAGTTCCTTGGCGAAGGTGATCGTTTCGTAGGCTACGCTGGAGCGGATGTCATAGTTCTGCATCAGGATCTTCACGATTTCCGGATTGGTGCGCGGATACACCACATCCGATAGTAGCGCCCAGGCCTGCCTGATCCGCTGGTATTGCTCTTCCTCCTGCGGCGTGAGTATCACTCTGCCGGTGCTGTCTGCGTACCATTTGCGCAGGTTCTCTACTATTCCTCCGGGCTTTCTAGGCATCGAGTTCGGCTTTAAGTTCCTGGATCCGCAGTTCCTTTTCCTGCTTCTCCTTTTCGTATTCCGCCAGCTTGTCGGTGGTCAGGCGCTCGGTGCCGGCTACGCCAGATCTGAGCCAGCCTTTTAGGCGACTTACCCGGCTTTCCATGTTGGCCAGCTGTTTCATTTTTTCGACGGTGAGGCGTACTATTTCCCGATCGCTGAAGCTGGGCAAGATGCCCGAACGATCGTATGCCTTCAGCTTCGCGGATAATGCATCGATCTGCGGGATCACATCTTCCATGATCTGCCTGGCCACATCGTACCGGCTATTGTCCTGGCCGCTGATGCACAGGCTATACAGCTGCCCTTTGAGCGTGCCGTACACCTTGTACGCATCGCGCAGCTGCAGCCGTAGCAAGGCCACCGCTTCCGGCTCTGTTTGGCCGCTGCTTTGCGCTACGGGTATCGGCTTGTTGATCCGGGCTGCGTATGGCCGTAGCAGCTGAGTGAGCCGTTCGCGCAGCTGAGGAAACACTACTTTCACGTTTTGCATATCTGCCGGTATCTTAGCACCCGCAGCAGTGGCCAGGCTCAGCCCCTGGGCATATGGCCCCTTGCGTTCTATCCAGTCGTGTATTTGTTCTGCTAACATGGAGGCAAGGTGCAGCCAAAACAATTGTCTGCCAAGGACACCAAAAAAGAAAGGGCCTGCGGTGTCTTCCACAAGCCCATTTCCTACTCCAAATGTAATCTCGACTATTCCGGTTTCCCGGTTTTCTCAAGCTTCGGCGTTGTTGCGGTGGTTGTATTCTTCTCTTCCTTCTTGCGCAGGAAAGGAAATTTTCTGCTTAGCAGAGCTTCGCAGGCTTCGGGAGTAAGTTTGCTGAAAACAATGTCTCCGTGGCCTAAGACATGGACTTCGTCCTTGCTGCCTTTGTAGTCCACGATTTCGTATTTCTCAGCCGTATCTGGTCGTAAAGTGATTGTACTTGGCATGGCTTATGCGGCGTTTGGAGTGATGTCAATTGTGGCATGGGTGTAGATGTACGGGGTCTTACCTGTATCTGCATACAAGGTATAGAGTATCCCGCTCTTGTCTCCACCGGTACCACCTTCCCCTGCTTCCAGAAACACTGGATTGTCTAGGTCGCCCAACACAAACATGTTTCCATCTTTGCCGGCAATCATGGCGATTAGGCAGCCGCTACAGGCCAGGATGTCGTCGGCCCACTGGAGCTTGTCTTTGCCCATCTGTTCGACAAAGAATTCCAGGCGCTGTTTCCAGCCTTGGCCACCGATCTCACCTTCCATCCCCACTTTCAGGTTGCCACTATTCACCAGAATGTCGGCACGCCGCCAGTATCCCTTGTCTACATCCGTAGTCAGGGACCAGGCGGTAGTAAGGGTTTTAGCATCCCCATAAGCGGCACTACCCACTGTTGGCCAAGCGAGGATCTCCTCTTTTGGAATCAGGTACAGCACCAGCTTGGTACCTGGGGGCGTAAGCGTCCCACAGGATTTGGTTATTCTTTCGATATTACACATTGTGAATCTTGCTTTAGAAGTTTAAATGAATTGGGTTAATACTTCCGCTGCCTGATTCGCACAATGGGCGCGTCAGCTTCGATACTACCCGTAGTGCTGGGTACATACAAGATTCGCTGCCGTACACCTTGCAAGGTTCCAGAAAAGACCAGGGTTTGGGTGGCCGCATTGGCTACCGTAACGGTATCTACCCTGAACCATTTCGAGCCCGATGCGTACAAGCTTTCCTCCACGTAGATGCTCCCGGCAGAACTGCCGCTGATCCTGTCCAGTTGCACCTGCCAGATGTACCCGTACTGCTCGAACTCCACCGCCGTTTGAGGCACGGTAAAGGTGAGTGTTTCACCCGTACCAACGGTGTCGGTGGTGAAGGTCTTGGTGGTACCGCTGCGGAACTGGGCATTGCTGCTCACAGCGAAACTGATCAGCAGCAGCAACACCAAATAAATATTTTTCAAAAGCTTCATTGTTTTAATGATTGATTGGTGAAAAAATGAAGGTTACCCTGGAATCTCAACCTTTTGCAGCACCCGAGTGCCTCGGCTGATAATCCGGTTGATGAATGCGATGGCCCCATCCTTACCCAGCTTTACCAGGGCAGGGTTTTGGGCTGTTTCAGCTGGGCTGATCTCTTCGCCGTTCACCACCTTCAGGAAAACCTCAGAAGCAACATAGTCACCACTGGGCAACAATATGTGCGTTTGCCCTGGGCGAAACTGATACACTGCTCCGGCTACAGATTCTCCCTCCGGAGTTTCGCCGTTTTGTACCGTGTACGTGCCTGGAATTGGCTTGGCGTAGCTAGTGCCCACTTTTGCACGCAGGGCCTCGTTTTCTGCTTTCAGCTTGGCGAGTTCCAGTTCTTGATTATTCTTAGCCATGATTGACTTTCTTTTTTGAAAATGAAAAAAACTACGCCTGATCGGTCACGAACAAGTGCCCCCAGTGGCGGAAACCGAAGAAGCGCGAGAATTCGCCCATCACCTTCAGTTTGCGTTCGAAGGGTTCGAAGCGCAGCTCGGGATAAACATTCTCGTTGATCCGCGTACCAATCACCATGTTGTCGGTGGTATCTGGGTAGAAGATCATGCGGTCGCTGCCTTCCATACAATCCATCGGTACGATCACTTTATTGAAGTGATCTACGCGCAGGTAGGGGGTATCGGCGTTGTTGCTGATCTGGCTATTGAACTGGTAGGTGCGCTGATACGCTTCGGCGTAGTAGCTGGCATTGGTGGCGCTCATGCGGATTTTGCCAGGCCGGTTACGGTAGGCAATCGGCAACATGCGGATCCAGTCCCGCACGTACTCGATGATGGTCGAGTCTACAGGTACAGCGCCCATCGCAGCCGGTACAATCAGGCCATCATCCTCAGCATCGTCGATCTTCTTTCCGAAGCCGTCGAACGACTGCGTTGCCGTTCCTGCGGTACCTGGGGTAGGTTCTACCCGGATACCGGCCCAGCTGGCCAGGTTCAGATCCTGATAGAATTCAGGCATAAAATGTTGGTCGATGATGTAGCGAGGGTACGACCACTCCAGGGGGTTTCTGCCCAACTGGAACCAGTTGCACTTCCAGGCTTCGTAAAACTCCTTTAGCTGTTCGTGGCTGAATTCCAAGTCGATTTTACCGTGCTGGAGTTGATTCTCCACTACGTCAAAAGTCTCGGTGTTGTTCGGCGTAAACGCCGTTTGGAACGGCTGCAAGGGACTGGTGACCACCACGTTGGGTTCTGCCCAGGTGTTCTCGCAGGCTACGAACGAAAGATCGCGCTCGAACTCCAGCGTTTGCTTCAGGTTCTGATTGATCTTTGGCCCGTAGGTAATCATGTGCTGGAGCAGCGCGTCGGCAGTTCCAGTAATGGAAATATTATGTGCCATGTCAAAAATTCATAATGGTTGTTCAGAAAATGGGATTACTTCGTTACCCGCACTGCATCGCCGTTTTGCGCAGCAGCAGCCATCTGGCGGTTGTAAGCCTCCAGCGCGTTACCAGCTTCGTCCGATACGTCGCCATCGGCAGCTACTGCTGCAGGCTTAGCCCCAGGTACTTTGCCTTGTTGGCGCAGCATGGCCATCATGTCGTCGAGCTTGCGCTCCATTTCGGCAATGCGCGGATCAGGCGCAGGATCGGCGGCGGCGGCGACGGGTGGTACTGTTTCTGGCTCAGCGCGGCGCTCGGCATTATACCCGCGTTCGCGCACCAGGTCGATCAGTTGGTCTTCGGTGATACTGGAATCTTCCAGCGCCCGGCGCAACTCTTCTATCGAGGTCATTTCATTTGATTGTGATTGTGTGAATTCCGGCTCATCCGGCTTGGATTCGTTTGGCTCGGTCGAGCCGAATAAGGTGCGGCGCATTCTTTCCAGAAGGCTCGTACCCCGCTGGCCATTGGGATGGACTGCGGGTGAATTGTGCGCAGGGTCGGCATCGGTCGAGGCCTGCCCGTAAAAGCGCAATAAGGCAGTGGCGCTCATCCGCTCCGGGGCTTCCGGCATGGCGGCGTTGCTGCTATAATCTTCGATCTGAGGGATCAGGCCTAGCTCTTCGCACTCCTTAGCCGTCAGCCAATTGTCTTCGTAGTTGTAAAATTTGGTGCGGATTTCATCCTCGGTCATGCCCGTACACTTGCCCAACATGGCTATGCTGATGCCATCCATTTTTTCCAGCAAATCGGCTTCCCTGCGCAGCTGCTTGGCATTGCCGTACACGATGGTACTGGTATTGTGCAGCATGGTTTTGGCGTGCATTGGCATGTGCCGATTGGGCGCACAAAGCCAAATGTCGGCAGCCATCGAGGCCGCGATACCGTCGTTGTAGGTGTGTATTTCGGCGCGGCTGTTCATTATGGCGCTGATGATGGCGTCGCCATGATACAGCATGCCACCAGGCGAATTGATGCGGATATTGATGCGGCGGTGAGATTCTTCCAGGCTGCGGATGGCGCGTACTACGGCCAGATCAGTGAGGGCTTCCTCGTCTTCTTCAAGCCAGTATTTTTCCTGGCCAATGATGCCGTAAAGGTAGAGTTCGGCTGCTTCGTTGGTCGAGCCAACTACTACGCGGAAGTAGCTCATGTGTGTTTTTTCTGCAAGATCAAGCCATCCCCTACCGGAGCCAAGGACATAAAAAAAGCCCCTGCACCATCACGGTGCAGGGGCTGCAAAGCTGTTTACTTGGGAGAAACACAAAATGAAAAATACCCAGCTAGAGATAGTAGCCAGTATCGTATGTGGCGGTCATGCTAGTCCGAAATGGTGGTGCAGCACCAGGTACTGCACCATTAAGAACACCTAAACCCATATCGTGTATGAAAAAAACAATGCTCAATCGATCCAAAAAGTATGCAACCCCTATCGTTACAGGGGTTGCTCCTGCATATGTCTACTTACAAAATTTTCAATTTAGGCCGGTAACAGGAATCCTGCACTGGCTTTTTTCTGCGCACCTTGCCACCTGAGGGTATAGGCAGAAAGGCCGTCGCTGTTTCCGGAGGCTAAGGTATGCTCGAAGCGCAGGGGATAAAAAGGATTACCGATGATCCAGTACTTCCCATTGCGGTCCTTCAGCCGCAGGATGTAGCTGTAGTTTTTCATGCGATCCAGTTGCATGTTCACCTCCGGGCGCAGGTGAGGGGTGGTGCCTCCCAGCTGGGCATTATAAAAACCGCCGTTGGCACTTGGCTCAAAGGGTTCATTCCAGTTCAGGGATTTGGTCAGGAATGGGCAGCGCAACCAATCGCCCGAGCTGAAGGTAATGTCCTGATCAATGTTGCCCACCTGGTTCACATAATCCGGAAACTCCGCCGTGTTGATCCAGGGCAGTGGGGCATATTCCACCAGGGCAATTCCACCCAGGTTCAGGTTGCAGTAGGAGGCTATTTCAGTCAGCATATTAGGACAATTGTTTTTTTAGGAAAACGGGCGTTAGCCCAATGAATTCAATGCTTCCAGGTTGGTGACACAAAATGTCACTGTCCTTTCAGGTTTTTTTTGATTTCGTGCAGATTTTTTTGGTTTTGTCGTGCCCGGTAACGGGTACATGCCCGCTTCAGGGATTCGTGTTCTATTTGCTCCTCGATGCCCAGCATGCGCAGAAATTCTTCGATGACCTGCTTTTCGGTTTTCCCGGCACTGACGCCAATGAGAATGGCCATGTTCAGGTCGTTGATCATTAGGCTGTACAAGAACCGATCGAATACCACTATCCCATCCCTGGAGATGAAGAAGCGGTAAAAATGTTCCATCCGGATGGACACCGCAATTTTGAGGTACGTGGAGTAGGTGAGCACAAATTCCCGTGACTTCATGCGGCTGCTGAGTAGCTCGCTTTTGTTGCAGAGCAAATCTTTCAGGTAGCCTTTGATGTGGCCGCTGCCGCGCAAGTCGATGATGTCGTTGGGTTGAATGCCTTCCTTGAAACACAGGTAGGCTAACATGGTGGGGCGAACAGGAATAGACCCGACCAGCACAATGCTGGCTGCGGTGTTCTTTGTAGACATATTTTATTAAGTGTTCTAACCCTGTTTTGCTGCATCGAAATAACAGCTTTTTTTCTAATAAAACAAATGTTGGTTAAAAAAATAGTAGGGTGCGCCCCTGCTACCCTACCATTCCAGTGTTACGCGAGGGCTTTGTCCGCTTTGTCTTCTTTCACGATCGCCGCGATCTCGTTGGCGAAAGCCAATAAGTGTCCAGTAGCTACGGCATAGCGCGGATTGTTGGCATACTTGGTGATGCGCGATTCGAGGATGGCAATCTCTTGCGCATCCAGATCCACCAGCTCATCGTCCACCTTCTCGATGCCGGTGATGGCGGTCATGAGTTTGAAGCCAGGCGTGAAGAAGTTGCCGGCATCGCGCCAGTCAACTTTTCCATCGTTGGCTTTGCTGATGCGTACAGCATCGATTACTGCATCCGCAAAATCGAATACCTCCAGGGTTTCTTTTACCCCAATGGCTGCGGCTTTTTTTACGTTAATTGGCATGGTATTATTGCTTTTTAAGATTGCATGTTAACGACATCGATGTCGTGAAGATCCCCCTATTTCCTTGGCATAGCCAGCAACGCCGATCCTCCCTCTACCCCTTCGATGCTGTGAATGGTCCGGGCGGGAATGGTTACTACATCGCCCTCGTTGACGGGGTCTTGCCCTGGCTGCAGCCGGAACGATCCTTGCAATACCGTGAAGGTTTTTTCACCCAATTGGTAATGTGGCTGAAAGGATGCAGCGCTGGTAAACTGCATAAAAATGATCACGCTACGGCCAAAGTCTTGCAACTGTATTGCATCTGCGTAGTAGCGCTCCACATCGTGTTGCAGATCGGCGGCGCTGGTGAGCACCCGGTAAAACACCCCAGGGGCAACGCCCACGTAGTGATCGGTGGGCACGTTGACGTACACCACCTCCGTGATGATGGGTGCATCCTGCGCGCTATACCCCACCCCTACTTTGACCACATGCCGGGAATAGAGCCACCCAAAACATACCAGGCCCAGGAGCAGCGCTGTGTCAAACAGCAAGGCGCAGAGGTTGGCATATTCAGGAAAAAGGATTTCGGCCAGCTGTGCCAGCATCATTGCGCCCAATAGGCCGCGAAGGAATGGATTGCGGAAGTACGGGTGTCGGCGCATAATGCGCTCGTTGTCCAGGATGCTAAACGCCATGTATATTACGGCGGCACAAATGGCCAGGCCCACGATGGCAGAAAGGTTATTGATCATCAGTTCCAGATTCAGATTGCCCATCATTGTCAATTTTTTTGCTCACCCGGTTGAGTCCCGCTTTAATCAGGCTGGGCGCTCCGGATTGTATTTGCGTGAAAATGTCCTTGCTCACAAAGCCGATCACCAGGCAAGAAAGGTTTGCAGCTTCGATACTGAGTCCGAACTGCTGCCCCAGAAATGGACCAGCAAATCCACCCAATGCCCCACCGCTAAATAAAATAACCAAGGCGGCACGCCAGCTGATGCTACCCCGATAGAGGCAGCTGATCATGGCACCCACCAGGCCGATCACCATGCCGCGCGGGTCCATGCCCGAGGCCACGACGATTTCGTGAATGATGTTTTCTTGCATAGTATCGAGTGTTCATGGGGGGGAGGCTGAAAATATCAATATTCGACCAGGAGGTACGGCACCACCTTGCCGTTGTAGCCGTACTGGCCAACGTGCTGCACCACCTGGTACATGAATTCGGGATATTGAATAGGCACTACCGTTTGGCAGCCTTCGCTGTTGGTGCTGCTGCGGCCACCACAGTGGCCATTGATGCCGAAGTAGCCGGTGTCTACCCAGCGGGTGCCATCGGCTTTGTGCCGGTACACTTTTACGGTGCCGTGTGTTTGGCTCAGGGCTGTGTAGCTGTTTTTGTGCAAGCCCAAGGTGTGCGCGTAGTACAAGTCTGGCACCAGAGTGGCCGTACCTTTTTTAGAGGAGGATCCGCGCAGTACTCGTGCCGGATCCGTGTTGCCGTTGTAAGTGCTGAAATGCTCAGCACTCAGTAGGAATATAGCGTCATCGTATAGGCCTACATCGTTCTTGTTTACATCACCAAAGGATTTTTTGTAATAGCCGCGCAAGCCACCCCAATACAGCGGATACTTACCAAAATCAGGCGGAGCGGGAAAAAGCTGGAGGACTTGTTCCCGACTGAGGTTGGGGCGCTGCGGTGGAATAATTAGGTACTTGCTCATACGGAGTTGATTGATTTTGATACAAATGTAGAGCAGGTAAGGAGGTGGGGAAAGGACATAAAAAAAGCCGCTGCACAACGGGTGTATGCAGCGGCCTATGTAGTATGTGCAAGTGTTCTTTTGAATTCACTGCAACGAAAACAAATCAAGCATCTTGGTTAGCTGCGGTTTCTCCTTTCTGTAATGGGTTGAAAATGGGAATTTCATATATCCCCTCCGAATCACCCACGTTTGGAATGCCTTGATTTCAGCGTCAGAATTCTGAATATCATAAACCATTGGGTAAGGACGTAGGCCGATTTCGCGCATACGCTCAAATCGTTCCCAAACGTCATTCGTTAGACCTTTTTGCCAGTAATTGCAAAGGAAATAAACCATAATTTGATCTGGCTTGACTCCAGCATCTGTTAGGTATCCTATGCCACGGAAAAAGATTTCAGCGTCGCGCAAGTTGTCCCAAGCTGTGTATATCCGCCTAGCATTAAACTGATCGTCATAGTAGTTCATTCTAGCCAAAACCCCAGCGGCTTCCTGATCAAAAAGCCGGATATTTATACCTTGTGAAAAGCAAATTTTAAACCCGCCTGAGATTATTTCTTCAGACTTCTCTCTCCATTCAGGTTGTCCAAAAAAGTCATTATCCAATAATAGGAGGTTTTTTGGGTAGCCTTCGCCCCTCCAAATTGCACCGATTCCGTTTATGCTACGGTTTTTCCCTTCCTTTTCGGGGACAACACAGAACTTGCAGCGAAGGCGGCATCCGCGTTGGGAAAATCCAATTGAGTGACGAAACTCTGGGTAAATAGAATAGTCGTATAAGTCTGGATAATCGCCCGTAAAATCTTCAACCGTCCACTTTTTACCGCTTCCAGTCCCTCCTATTTTTGCTTCAGGAAAATGTGCTAGAAAGAGTTGTAATTTCTTTCCCGATGTACTGAAAATCGCACTACCAAAAACAAGATCATAATCAGGCTCGAACACCCCCCGTGTCACCGAATGCTCAAAATAGACGTTATGCCCCTGCGAGCGATAGAAGTGAGACAACTTCATCAGCGCAAGGTTTGGTAGTTTCCCATCTATTTGTGTTAGTCTGATTTTCATACGGTGTAGTTGGTATTCATCAGTTCTGACTTATTGAGTTCAAAAAATAAGTTTGCACCTGGTCCATCATATCCTGGAGCACCATCACGCCGTGCATTTCCTCCAGGCGAGCCAGGTCATCGCGCAGCAGTAGCATCATTTGGCCGCAGGCACCGTAGAAGGTTTGGCGCAGCTGGATGCGCTGCTGCTCGTGCATGTCCTCTTCCTTGAGCTGGATGCGCTTGAGGTAGAGCTGGTATTGGGTTTCGATGGAAAATATGTTTTTAGACATTGTTGTTTTGTTTAGGCTTTTTCATAATAAGCGTACCCGACTTTAACTGGTATGCCATCCTGCGCAAATGTCAATCGTATCTGTCCCTGATCGGTCACCTGCATGTCATGAATAGTAAAAGTTCCGATGAGGTATTCGTTTTCGGTAAGTAGCCCGCCGCCGTATACTTTTACCGTATCCCCTATTTTGTAGCACTGCCCTTGCTCAATCGCCAAGTTAAGTGCTACACGATAGGCATTAAACTGAATCAATTCAGCATTCAGTTTTGCCAACAACTGCTGGAGCTTCTTGGTAGAAGCTCCAGTGGTGAGTGCTTTGTGGATTTGGGTGGTGAGTGTGCTCATTGATTCGGTGTTTTCTTTCGTACCGAAAAAATATCCGTTGCCCCAATGATCTCCTCGGTGTATGCTCCTTTCGAGAATGGAATGCGGGATACGTAGCCCCCGTCCCTTATCTCCGTACTCCAGTGATAGAATCCGGAGCACGGGCAATACACATCTTTGGTCAGTGTGCGCCCAGAGGTATGCAAGTAGATGACTTCGTACTCGCAGTGCTCTTCATTCTCTGGCTGAATGTTTTTATAGACAATGTAAAATAGTGGCCCCATGAAGGCTGCCACTGCAATGATCACCGCCAAATCGCGTGGAGCTGGTAAGATTGATAGTGCCATGTTAGTATAAGTTTGGTGTCCAGTGAATAATGCGGCCTTGCCACCACATCTTTGGCTTGGGGACAAAGAAATCGTAAAACTCAGCTTGCGTCAGTCCATCCGCATCTATGATCGGCATGGTCTCTTCGTCGATGTATTCTCTGCCGTTGATGAGGATGAGCAGTTCTTCTACTGTACAGGTATAGGGTCCACATCGCGCATTGCTGTATCGTAAGATGCTTTTGCCTTGCACCCGAACAATAACAGCAGTCTGCACCCCAGTGCATTCATTCACCAGGAACTGGCGGGGGTTGCTCTTCGGGTTGCGCGGGCTACCCATCCAATGCTGAATGGATAGCCCAGTGCGCCAGCGGCAGTGCGGATCGAGTCGGAAAGTGTGGATCTTTTCCCCATCGAGAATCTTTTGCTCGAATTGTGGGAAGGTGTAGCTAAGTATCATGCTGGTGTTCCGAATAAGGGTAATGGCTCTTTGCTACTTTTTGGGGCAGCGTCGTTTCTCTTTTCAGGTTTCCCTTCTTCTAGCTCCTTACCCTCCTCAAGTGGGATAAATCCAGTACCGCTGCCCCCTACCATCTTGGCGAACTGGAGCTCCACCTTGGCAGAGTTCACAATCACCTGGGCAAGGTTGGCAACCGTTTGCGCTTTCTCTACATCCATGTTGCTCTCTGGATCCAGCAGGCTTTCAATGGCTTCAAAGAGGTGGTTCCTCAAGTCAGTTATTTTGTTCCGAGGCATGTCTGATTGTTTTTTTGAGTTTACCCAATGTGCGTATCGTTTGCTTCAGCTCTGGCGGGTAGTTGTGAATCGTGTTGTGCTGCATGTGCTCCTGGCGGGTACAGAGGTACAAGTTCTCCAGGGCGCAGTTTTCCTGATTGCCGTCTTTGAACTTAACCACATGCCCTTCGGGTACCGGCCCGTTGGCTTGTTCCCAAATGTGCCGGTGCAAAAGGTCCCATTTGCCCTGCGCCAAACGGATGTGCCGGTAAGGAATTCCCTTGCTATCGCGGCGAATGGAGATAGCTCCATCGTATAATGTATTTGGGGGTATAGTTCCTTTTTTGAAGGAAGTGCTACTCCCCTTGCATACGCCCTTGGTTCCTTTGTTCCAGGATTGCTGGCCTTTAGTGAAGCGGTGCTTGGCACCTACCTCGCGCAGCTTGGCACCGAATTCTTTTTTCAGGAACTCAAGTGGCCGCTTCAATCCCAGCTTGTGTACCTCCCCATAGATTGAGCATTTGGACCTACCCAATCGCTCCATCACTTCGCGCAGTGGTGTAGTTGGCCACAGCTCTCGAAGCAATTCCCGTTCCGAATCAATCCAGATTTGGCGGCGACGTGTGCCAACGTGAGCATCTATCCGCACAACTATTCTCTCTATTTGGAAAATCCCCCTGGGCTGCTCCACATAGCGCAGCTTTGTTGCTACATTCATCAGCTTTCGTTTTTCTCGAATAAAACCATTTGCATCTCTCCAGCATTCTTGCCGTATTTTCTCCGGTAGTTGTTGTCGCTTCTATCGTAATTCAGGTGGCAGCGTTGGCACATGGCTTGCAGCCGGTCGTCGGTTACTGCCCAGTTTTCGGGATCCCGATCCAGGTGCGCAATGGTGAGGATCACCAGTGCTCCAGTATCGGGGTGTTCGGTTTGGTTAGGCACGCCGCATACCTCGCAGCAGTTTTCAGCGCGAGCCAGGATACGCGGGCGGATTACACTTTTCCAGTTTGGCGGGTATTTGCTATAATTGATTGGCATGGCGGATATGCTTTTGAGCTTTGATCAAATCCGTGTTGTGTCTCGGTTCCCAAATCCACACTACCCTATTCTCGCCGTGTTCGATTTTAAGGGTAAACTCATTCTCCAGGCGGTCGTAGTGGATCACCTGCCCTACGCAGCCCGCATTGGGCCCGCGCAGGATAGTGCAAGCCTTGCCCAGGAACGGGCAAGGCTTGGGTTGATTGGTCGCGTATCGATGCCGGGCCATCAGAATGGAAGGTCATCGTCGCCAGCAGTGGCGGCGGGTACTGCTGCGTCATTGCTGGTAGCATCTCCATTCAAGGCCCCTTCTGGCATACGTGATTGGCGTGCCGGTGGTGCATCGGCTTCACTAGGCCAGGTCTCAGCTGCAGCGCTTTTGCTGCTGCCTTTGGCTTTGGTAAATGAATCGACTACGATGTTGGTGGCAATTCTGGCAACTCCTTCACTATCGGTATACTTCTTGTATTGGATCTTGCCTTCGATCAATACCGCATCGCCTTTTTTGAGTTGCTTCTCGGCCTTCTCGGCCTGGCCACGCCAGGCGGTGATGGTATGCCACTCGGTGATGGTGTGCCACTCGCCGTCTTTCTGGTAGTTTTCGGAGGTGGCAAGGGTGAAGCGGGCAACAAGTATGCCACTTTCGAGGGTACGGATTTCGGGGTCTTGCCCGAGGTTGCCGTAGAGGATTGTTTTGTTCATTGTAGTGGATGGTTATAGTTGTTTAAATTTCTCTTCTGCTTCAGCCAATCCTTTTTTGATTTCTGTTTTCAAAAAATCAATCAAGACTGCATTCAAATTCATTGGGATCTTGACGTTATCTCGACCACCTTCGAAATCCTCGAATTCAATAATCAATCGGGGATCAGTTGAAATCACTTCAGTTCCAAATTCAATTTCAAAGCAATTCAAGGCTTCTTTAAATTCCTTGATTTCCTTAGCCAATTCATTGGCTTTTAATAAAGTCGATTCGTGCATCTTTAGAAGATTATAGCGGCCAGCACAATCAAGCCTACTGCCGCAGTTAGATAATCGTGTTCGGTCCAATCACGTACTGGTTTCATGGAAAAGTGATTTTGGCATATACCTGCCTTGGTGATTCAAAAAATAAGATGCTGTCTTTGTCGGCCACTACGGAAAGGCTGCCAGGCTTTTTGCCTGTGAACTTGATTGCCTTGGCTTCCCGGATGGAGGTGCAATCCTTGAGTTGATTGTATACACTCAGTATGAAATCGCTATAAAAAGTAGGGATTCCATTGATGTGGAGCTGTGAGCTGTGAGCTGTGAGCTGTGAGCTGTGAGCTGTGGTATTGTTAGTAGACATTGCAGTGATTGTTAAAAAAAATCCCTGCCCCTAGGAGGGGACGGGCAGGGGGCAAAATCAGGGTTGTGAAAAAATATCTTCCAGGTAATCCTTATCGTCTTTGGCAATGAAGGCGATCAGCTGATCCCACTCCAATTGCCGGGCTTCCATTTGCTGTAGTAGTTTTTCCAGGTCAATGACCAGGGTGTGCGTGGCGCGGTATTCGTTTTTACTCAGGTTGCCGGTATCGTACAGTTTCCGCAGGTTGGAGAAGGTCATGGCCTTGATGCGCTTCACTCCTACCAGGCGGTCTTTGGTGCTTACGTTATCCATGTAAGTGACTGATTTTTAACAACCGTCATAACAATGCATTTAACAAACACGTGTTTTTGACGGCTCAGTGAGTCAATTTGTTTTTGGTGGATCGCATGTCAAAGAACTTTTGGAAGGGGTTTTATCCCCTATCGGCGAAAAGTCGGGGGGGAATTGGTGTCAAAAAACCTGAATACCCCAAAAACCTGTCGACCGTGTCGACCGTGTCGACTGAGGGGTTAACGATTTGAATATCAATTAGATGATTGGTCGACAGGCGGTCGACAAGAACACCCCCTTGTCGACCGAGTCGACACCAGTCGACTAAAAGTCGACTAAAAGTCGACATCATATAACGGGTTATTCAATCGTTATTCCCTTTATCTTTCAATTACTTAGATAACATTTTACCTAAGAAAATACACGCTGGTCGACAAGTCGACTAAAAAAGGGAGGTGAATTTTTGAAAATCAATTCAATTCCCCCCCGCCCCTTTTTTTCTAAAAGGGCGATTCGGAAGTTATTTGTTGCAATTCTGAAACTTGCAGCTCTACTGGCAGTAGCTCCGCGTTGAACACGTAGCAGGCATAGCTGGCGTTGCCAAACTTCTTGCTGCGCTTCTGGCCCAGGTACGCTTCACTCCCCCGGAGGTAGTATTGCAGTGCGCCCAGCTCCAGGCCAAGTTTGCCGCGCTGCTTACTGTGCCGATCCTGATACTCAGGATGGATGCGGCTAAAGCGGATGTAGCACAGTTTGGTTTTGGCCTTAAAGCTTTTGGATACGCTCTCTTTGCGGTCGCGGTCGAGTTCGTTCAGGAAGGTTTCGTCGATCTTCTCTTCTACCAGCACATCCTTTTTGTGCTCTACCCTACCCGATTCGAGCAGGTACTGCACAATGCGCCAGAAGATGCTCAGCTCGTCTTCGGCGAAAATGGCCTCAGATTGCTGGATGATGTTCTCCAGGGTGAACAGTAGGAAGGCTTTCATGTCAAAGCCGATGTCGATTTTTTCAGAGATCATCTGAATCACGGTAAGCGGGATCAGGTGGTTGGCCGTGATGCGGTCTTCTACAAAAGCGCCTTTCTCCTCGATAAGGCCCGTGAAAAAGGTGCGCAGCTTTTCGAAGCGGAGGCTGAATTCTTCCTCCACGTAGTCGCGGTATTGGAGCAGTACCTGGGTGATCTGCGTGAGCACGCCAGTCTCCTCGATGTTCTTCAGCTCGCGGGCAACGATCTGTTTTTCGAGGGTGTTTTTTCCCGAGCTACAGTTCAAGCTTACTACCCTTTTGAACAGGGCTATATCCTTGGTAGGCTGCTGCTGGCCGCTGAGCAGTAAGGCACTACGGACTTTGGTGGTTTTTACCTCACCATCCTTTACGGTGCCGCGCTGGTGGCCAGCACCGTCGTAGGCTCCTTTAAGGGATTCTACCCGCTTGAAGTCGATGTCGTTCGAGTATTCGTCAAACCAGATGATCCCATTGGAGACCTGGCTCAAGCGGCGCTTAAACGCCACGGGCGTACCACTGGCCAGGTTGAACGGATCCTGCAGGTTGCCACGGCCAAACATGGCCATGACCGAGCGTGCCAAGAACGTTTTGCCGGATCCGGATGGACCGAACATGTTCAGGTGCGGGAAGAATTGGAACTTGCGGAAGATGATGTCCCGGTACAAGCTGGCCACAAAGTACGCTACGGCCATGCCCCCATTCCAGCCGTGTACTTCCACCATGAGCTTGCTCCAGTGGCTGGTGCTGGTGCAGGCAGGTTCGGGATGGTAGCAGAACTTGCGCTCAAACTCGTAGCTATCCTCCGAGTCATCACCCTTAAACTGCTCACTCAGCTTGCTGAAGGCGGGCAGGAAATAGCGGGTGTCTTTGTGCTGCACCAGGCCCAGCTCGTCCACCGGTATAAATTTGCCGTCGATGCTCACGCCGTTGCCCCAGGTATAGAACCCATCGCGGTGCCAGCCCATGGTGTTGATCGGGAATGCATCGCGGGTTTGGCCGTACACCATCGCCTTTACGCGGTCGAACATTTCGGGCTTGCCTGTGAACAAGAAGTTGCCCATGCGCTCCACCTGCTTGCGGAAGTCGGTGAAGCTGGTCATCCAGCTGGCATCGATGATGAGGGTGTACTCTTTGCCCCACTCATTCCGGATCCGGATCACGCGCTGGCTGATCTCGGTACCGATTACCAGCATGATGCCCTCCACGGTGAAGTTGGAGATGGAGAACCCCGTATTGTTGGGGTCGCTGGTGACAAAGTACTTGTTGTTGTTGGCGTACAGGCCGTAGTGGATAGCGTCTTCTTGCTGCTGGTCCGTGAGGGGGCTTTTAGTCTTAAGCATTTTCTCCTCGGCCTGCTCCATCTCATCCTTCAGGATGCGGCGCATATCCCCTAGCCTATTCTTTTTGGTCAGCTCCTTGATGTAGGCGTCGCGCATCGAGGCGCTGTCCAGACAAGCCAGCAACTCACCGGCTATGCGCAGGCTGGTTTGCTTCAGGAATGGATCCTCGGAGTAGTCGCTCATCACGCGCCAGACCAGGCCATCCTGGGCTTTCTCCTCGATGTAAAAGCGCAGGCCGGACTCACCGTGCTTGCGGGCAAAGGAGTCGGGATCCTCGCCATCGGGCAAGATGCATACCTTCGGCACGATGCCCTCGCGCACCAGGGTTTCGACGTCGTTTTTTGCGGCCTTCAGCCCAGCTGCGTCGCCATCGCGCAGGATGAGCACGTTGGTCGTGAAGCGCTTGAGCAGCTTGGCTTGCTCGGTACCAAATGCGGTGCCGCAGCTGGCCACCCCGTTTGGGTAGCCGTGTTCGCTGAGGGTGAGTACATCGGTGTAGCCCTCCATCAGCACAGCACTGTCCATGCTGCGGATGTGGCGTAGGGCCTGGTGCAGTCCGTAGAGGTGCTCCTCCTTTTTGTACAGGAAAGTGTCCCTACCATTGATGTACTTCGGATTGTCGGGCCGAACATCGGTGTAAGGCTTGCGGCCAGCATAGCTACAGATGCGGCCACGGTGATCGGTGATGGGAAAAAGGAGGCGGTCCCGGTAAAAAGGATAGGAACCGCCTCGGTCAGACGACTTATTAAAACCAACTTCTACAAGACTTTCATCGCTCACATCGGGCAGATGGTTCCCTTCGGGGGTGTAGGTTACCCCGTATTTTTCTAGTGTAGCATAGGTGTAGGTACGGTTGGGCCCAATGGCGATGATGTCTTCAGGGGCAAAGGCCAGGTGCCCCCAGGTGTTTTTGAGCAGGAATGCTTGTACCTGCTGCATGACCTGGAATAGCGTGGACATCTTGTCGCGGCTCTCCTTTTGCTTGGCAATGAACTCCGCGCGGCGCTCACGCTCTTCGTAGTCTACGGAGATCCCTCCTATTTGTGCGGCACGCTCCAGGGCTTCGGGATAACTGAGGCCCAGGTGATCGATGAGGAACGCGACCGAATCACCGGACGCTCCGCAGCCAAAACACTTATAGATTCCCTTGGCTTCACTAACTGTGAAGCTGGGGCTTTTCTCCTGGTGAAAAGGGCAATGCCCGACATGGTTTGCACCCGAGCGCTTTAGCTCTACGTGCTCCCCTACTACGTGTAGTATCGAGACCTTGTCCCGGATCTCCGTTGCATTTTTGATCATGCCGGCCTGGTGTTTGCGAAGTGGATAAAAATGAGTCGATCTGTCCAGGAGCATAGCGCAGGAGGGATTGCGCTATGCCCTGGAAAACTTTTCAATTGTGTAAGTAGACTGTGAGAAAGCAGCTAATGCTGCAGCGTAAAAATTGGAGTAATGAAGATCCTTACTCGTTGCTCATTTGAAAAGGACTAACCAAGCTGGAGCGCGGCTGCTGTACGTTGCTTGTTTTTACATTTGCTGGCGACATGGTTCTGGAGTAATATCCATCATGGTAGCCGGTAGCATACGCTACCTTCCCTACCCCGATGGCCAGGAGTAGCATGCAAATAAACATCGTGATGGAGGCTTGATTGCGGATGCGCTTGATGGCCTCGTTGCTATATCGCTTATCGTACATAATGTACATTTTTTGATTGGTGAAAACTAAGTGCGTCACTGTGACGCATTTCTAACTGGACATTAAAGCTTTACGTTTTCGGTAAGCCCTTGTCCTGCACCTCGGGGAGCAGTGTTGGACAAGGGTTTGCCGTGCTGGGCGGTAGGTAATTTCTACGCCGCAGCTGGCGCAGAAATGGGGGGTTGGCGTTACGGCTTGTAGCCGTTCCCGTTCCCGTTGCCATTCCCGTTGGTGTTCCCGTTCGAGTTCCCGTTCGAGTAAGAAGGAAGATGCCCCAGGTTCGCCGTAGACGGATTCGCCTTCACTGGGGGTTGCCCGTTTCCCGGTAGTAGGGTAGGGGTAGCTTGTGCGGCGGTAGTCATCTGGTTCTTTAGGAACTCAATCTCTGCCATCAGTGCCGCTACATCTCCAGTAGATGGGGGGGGTGTTGCTGCTGCACTAAGCACGCCTTTTTGCTTTTGTGTAGCTTCCCCGAGGCCAAATGCCTCGGCGCCCTTGGCAATGAAGTTCACCTCCAAGAGATACCCTCCCGCAATAATGGTGGACCCAAAAAGGAAGGTTGCCCAAAATTTTTCTTCTGCCCAGCCAAACTCCTGGATGCTAAAGCCCAGCTCCACCAGTGCCACCACCGTAAGGCCGAATGCGATCATGAGGGGCCACACGCTGCGGCGGCCAGTTGGATTGAGGAAGTCCATGAAGACAATGGCGAATCGCGTAAAGGCGATCGCGACGGCTGCCGGGATGGACACGAAGAAGGGGAGGGGAATGAAAAACACGTTGAGTAACGCCGTGATGGCGTAGGTGGCAATGATGCCGTAGAAAGTAATTTGCGGCATGTACGCCGTAACTCCGTCAAAAATACCTGCAAATGCAGGGTTTACGAAGTTGTGAGTTTGCTTGGAAATGCTCATCTTTGTGTTGCATTTTTGTAGTGAATAATTATTTGCTACTCCGGCCTCGCGCAGTTACAGCTGCGCGGGGCTTTCTTTTTTGGGAGAAAAGGAGAGTGGGCACACCTCAACAGCACAAAGCTATCCTCCCACTCTCGATAAACTAAAACCCCAGTTAATACGCTATTCAAAGTATGGGGGGAATCACCGGATGACTCACCCCCAAAACCAACGAGTATTTTTTTGGTTGAAGAGGGGAGTCCACATTAGAACTCCCCTGGCTTTTTGGCTTCACGTTGCGCCACCAACGTGACCGGACCAGAATTCCCATTAAGTGAGCCGGAAGCGGGACTCGAACCCGCAACCCTCGGAGTACAAATCCGATGCACAACCAATTGTGCTTTCCCGGCAATGGCCCCCACGTAAGGGGGCTGAAAGTGAACTTAACTTCATGAATCAAAAAAAAGAAAGAAAACAAGAGATGTTGCGAGGGGAGGACTTGAACCTCCGACCTCCGGGTTATGAGCCCGGCGAGCTACCAACTGCTCCACCTCACTGATTGGCAGCAGTTACGTTTACTGCTGCCGGAAAAACGATTATTAAAATACCAGTTAATGTGCGCGGTAAAAAAGCCACCCGCTGATGGGTGGCACGTAATACAAATCATCCTCATGAAAAAAAATGACCAAAAACAATTATGCTTCTTGAACTACTTGCAATACCGTTTCTTCGAGCGTTCTCTTTTTTTCGGTGTACTCAGCAAGTAGGGTAGTGGCTGCTTCGATAATCAGAAGATTGTTAGCTTTGCCAGATAGAACCATACGAACATACTGGCGAGAGAAGCCTGTCCTATTCGCAATTTCCTTCATAGATCCACTGTAACACTTCAGTTTACTCTTTAGAGTAGTTTCCATTATCTTTACATTTTGTTTCCAAATACTTTGCAAGTGTATGTAAGTTTTACTTCAATTGCAAGTATTCCTTAAATTTTTTTAAGGGAAAATTTAATCGAATGCATTTTGGCGAAAACCTAAAGTTGTTCAGAGACAAGCATCTTCGGATGAAGCAGGAAGAGTTTAGCTTGATTTTCAATGTTTCACATGCAACGATCAGTGCGTGGGAGAATAATAAGTATCAACCGAACATGGATGACTTATTGAAAATCGAGGAAATGTCTGGGGTGCCTTTTAGAAGATTTTGTTTGGAAAAATTGCAGCTGTCAGATTTTTTAAGAAAAACTGACAATGAGACTATCCATGCTGTGCATGAACCGAGAGAGCGGTATGCAAACAACAATGATAGATTAGATCGGATAGAGGACTTTTTGAAAGAGATGTTCAGGAATTTTAAACCTTAAATCATATATCTCATGGAAACTTTTTTGATTATAGTGGTGGGGATTGCTGTAGTCATTGGCCTAGTAGGCTTAATTTCAAAGGAGAATAATTCTCCTAAGGTACAAGCATCAAGACAAGATGTAGAAGATGAAGATGATGATCGATGGCAAGACGGTCCAAATGTTTTGCCCAGAATTGAAAGAGGAGAAAGTGTAGAGAATTTTTCCAAACGGCGTCGCCAAATGGCGATCAATTGGGCTAAGAAAGTTTTGGATCAAAAAGACAAATACGTCATCCTGGATACCGAGACTACTGGGTTAGGAGAGAATGATGTGATCATTCAGTTGGCGGTGATCGATATAGAAGGGAATCCCATCATCAATACCTTGATCAAACCAAGCAAACGTAAAAGAATTAGTACTGAATCGACGGAAATACATGGCATCAAAATAGGTGACTTGAAAGATGCTCCTACCTTACTGGAGATAGTGGATGAATTGGAGGCTGCAGTGAAAGGTAAAAAAGCAATCATATATAATGCGGAGTTTGATGAGAGGATGCTTTTTCAGACGATGATCCAGGATGATTTTCGGAAGTTCATTAAGTTTAGGATGAACTGCGCTATGAAACACTACGCTGCTTTTGTCGGGCAGTACTCGGAGTATCATGGTGATTTCAAATTTCAGAGATTGCCTGGAGGGGATCATACAGCGGGCGGAGATTGTCTAGCTACACTGGAGGTGATTAAGAAGATGGCTATGTACGAAGAGCCGATTGAAGATTAAGGGATGGATCAGGGTTGTGTATGTCTACTTATTAAATGTCCATCTTGCCTGGTGCAGCACGGGAAAGGTGCTGTGCCGGGCACATTGTAGTAGGAATTGGGTGTAGGGTGTAGGTATTGGGGGTGTAATAGGTTGTGATTCAATAATATACTCGTGTCAAAACTGTGTCAGGGAGTGGCGGAATGGGCTAAAGTGAGAGAAAATGAGAGGTGTTTTGGGTTGGGAGTGAGGGAGTTATGGGGGTGGAATGGTTTTAATTAATCCCCTTACCTCCACAATTTTACTTCTAAATCACTGTAATTCATAAACTTACAGCACCATCCCGGAAAACCCTGACACAGTTTTAACACAGTTTAAAGCTAGTTCAGGGGGGAACTTTGACATGGTGCTGAAAAAAAACTTTTTGTCCGCATACGAGCCACCCAGGCTCGTGAAGGGCCGAGATCGCTGGTATATCAGCTTTTATGCTGCGGATGATCTGGATGGTGGGCGAAGAAAACACTACCGGCCTACCTTTAATCTCAACCGGATTCACAACATTAAGGAACGGGAAAGCAGGGCCAACGACCTGGTCGCCAAAATTGGCATTTGGTTGGATGCTGGTAAGCCCATCTCCAAATTCGAGGAGCAGAAGGTACGCATCACCGGGGTGCTGACTGAGGATTACTCGCTGCTCAACACGCCCGTGAAGCAGGCCCTCGATCACATCCTTGCCATCAAGGCCATGCTCAAACCCGATTCACAGCGCAGCTTCATCTCGATCAGCAAGATGTTCTTGTTGTTTCTCGAAAAAAAGAAGTGGGACCGGCTATCGATAGGGGAGCTGGGCAAAACGCATGCCCGTGCGTACCTGGACGATTGCCTCATTGTGCGAAAGCTATCGCCCATCACCTGGAACAACCAGGTGGCGGTGCTGCGCACGATGTTCAACGAGCTCCTGGAGCGTGGCTATGTGGAGCGCAACCCCTTCCAGGGCATTAAGAAAAAAAAGAACCTGCCGAAAAAACGCCGACCATTCACCCAGGATGAGGCACGGGTAGTGATGAAGCGGATCAGGGAGCGGCCACTGCTATTTTATACGGTGCTGATCTTGTACTGCTGCTTCCTGCGGCCAAAGGAGATCCGCTCGCTTAGGTTCAAACAGTTTGACCTGAAGCGGGGCCTCATCTACCTCAGCTATAAGCACGCGAAGGACAACGACAACCGGGTGGTGACCATCCCTTCCGACTTCTTGCCGTACTTCGATGTGCAATTCTTTTCTAAATACCCGGCAGAAAGCCACGTATTTGGCGAAGATTTTCAGCCAGGTAAAGCCAAGTCTTGCGGCCACAACATCATGTACCGGCAACACCTGAAAGTACTGGAGGAACTGCACCGCGAGGGAAAGCTGCGGGATATAGAAGGGCTAACGCTGTACAGCTGGAAGGATACCGGTATCACCGAGGCGCTGGAGTATTTGCCGCTGCTATCGGTGCAAGACCAGGCCGGGCATAGTAAGCCGGAGATGACCATGAAGTATCGGCACAAGAGTGAGGTGAATGAAAAGTTCAAGGGGTTTGAGAATAAGATCCTACCATAACAATGCTTCAACTGTTGGCTATTTAGCAAACAGTTGAAGCATTGTTAAATAAAACAACCACCGTTTATTCATACGGTGGTTGAGTGGGTGTGTTGTCCAAACAGACAACACATGCGTTTGTTACAACTTCAAACTCAACTGCCCGGCCAAAAGCTCCACATCCAAATCCTTCAGCGTCTTTGCGATGCTCTTGTGCTTTTTCTTCAGCTCCTGGATGCGGGTATACTCTTCACTCTCCAATAGCTTGGCCTTCAGCTTTTCTTCTAGGTCGATGATCTCTAGTTCTGTTTCAGTCTTTTGGCTAAGGGCGTTCATGCGGCCAGTCATGGTGCCGTGGAAGTGGTTGTACAAAAGTTCATAGCATTTTAGCTTGTACTTTTTCAGATCTTGGCTGTCGGAGCGTATCGAAAAAAGCCATCCGTAGATGTATTTTTCGGGTAAACAAACCATTTCACGAAGGCGATTGTCACCGCCAACTGTTGTCTGTTTAGACAACAGTTGAGCTAAAATTTCATCCTGCTGAAGGTTCTTGTACTGCGCATGATAGTCTACATTAAGCACTTCACAAATAGGGCGGATCGCTACCCACCAGGTGCCATCAGCACACAAAACGGAAATCCGCTTTCCATTAAACTCCAAAAACTTTTCAATTGACTTTTGCATGATTACATTCTTTTAATCTATTGATAATCAAAAGTATATGTAATTATCTATAAAAACAAATCGTACACGATATTTTTTGTAAATCTTTTTTTCACCCAATTGCCTTCCACCACCTCCACTCCCTAACCTTTCCCCGTTCATCCCGCCAATCGGACAGCTGCGGAGCCGCGCTAAATGGGGTAGTGTACCGCACGGTAAAGGGAGGTTGCCGCAAGTCCGTGCATACGAGGATCCATTCGCCTGTTTTTGGTGCCGATTCTTTAGCCATCCAAGTCATGCCTTTTAATTTACAGGATTCCGCCACTCGCCCGATTCAGCTGCCGCTGCCGTTCACCCAGGTCTACAATGGCATTGTCACCCACGATGGCGGGAATGCCTTTTTCTATGGCAGCCAAAAGCGCTGCGTTGGTTTGCATCATATTGGCCATAATGGCCAGCATCTCCGGTGGGATACTACTGCCACCAGCTGGGGTAGGGGTGAAGCCTCCATCGGCGCGTTGGGGTACAGTGCCGCCGCGACTGGAGCGGATGTTCTCGATGGCGCGGACGTGATTGAGCACTGTGGGATTGCGTAGATCCTCGTTGGCTACCAGGTACTCGGGGCCGCGCTCGCTGGCCAGTAGCACAGGGTGCGAGGGGAGTAGGCCTGTCCCTTGCTTACCGATGTATTGGGCGTTGTAGCTGCGGCCATCCTGGGCGCCTGTGACGTTGTGGAAACCACCGGTATATTTCTGCGGGACATCTGGGGCTTTCTTGAAGACCGCTCTTGCCTGCGCAATTGCCCCCGTTACGGCAGCTATACTTGCCGCAATGGCTACTAAGTTGGCGGGAAAAGGTTCGCCGGCAGCAGCTCGTACAGCGGAAGCGATGGCAGCTGCAGCATTCAAAGCGATTTGAGCCAATGCTACTACCTTAAATGCTGCTGTATGTTCAGCGTTGGCCTCAGTCAATAAAGTCAAAGCGGACGATGCAATACTGGCATAGGAAGAATAGACTGCGGCGTTTTTCTCCAGTAAAAGTTTTCGCTTCTCTAAATCGATTAATTCAGTGGTTGCCGCCCCTTCCCTTATTTGTTTAAGCTTTTTTTGGAAAGCTTCTTCAATTGCAGTTACATCAATGCCATATTTTCTCGCCTCGGTGAGCAGCAATTCATGATGGGATTGTAAATCTGCAATTTGTTTTTCCTGTTCGCTTAAAGTGAATTCCTGTACTTGTTCATTGAAAGCTGTACGGGCTTCCAGTTCAGTAGTAACCTTTTCACCTATAGCTGTAATCTGTTTGGCTTCCTCAGCTTTGCGGGTTTCTTCTTCTTTTGCGTACTGCTCTGCCATCAGGGCATTGATGGCTGCGTATTTTTGTTTTTCTAATTCTTCGCGGATAGTAGTAGCCCCTTGTACATTTTTTGCTTCGAGTTCCTTGGCTTTGGCTATCTCTTTTTCGTACTTCAATTCTAGTTGAAGCAGTTCTCGTTCATCAGCATCTAGCTGCTGTAGGAAATAGTCTTCATTGTACTTCGCTGCTATTCCCTTTAGTTCGTCGAGGTGCTTTTGGAGATCATCGGATTCTTTTTGGCGCTGTTTCTCGGCGGATTTGATTTCCTTGTCGGTAGGGGCACCGGATACGCGATTGAGGGTTTCTTCTGTGCTTGGTCCCGGAGCTGCAGCAGTGCCTTGCTCGGTCAATGGTTCGCCTTTGAGGCGTTTCAGTTCAGCACGACGGCCAGTTAGTTGTAAGGTTAGTTTTTCAAGTTCAGCACTTTTTCTGGTAATTTCTTCGGCAGTTAGATCAATCAGCTGTGTTGTTGTACCTCCAAGGGTTACCGTTCTAAGTTCCTTTACCCCGGATTCGATTTCCTTTTTGAGCTTGTCCCGCTGCTCCTTGACCCGAACGGCTGCGCGGAAGTTGTCGGTTATGGCTTGATCGTTGACAACCAGGAGCCGCGCTTTTTCCGCCTTTAAAAATTCACGACTGGCGCTGGCACTAATGCCCAGGGCTTTGCCGTAGTTGTCGATTTCGGTAATGGCAGTGGGGGTAAGTATCCCAATATCCTGAATGACTTTGGCCAGTTCGGTTTGCTCCTTCTTGGTCAGGTTGCTTTTGCCTTTTAGTTCCTCGTATCGATCGAGCAGGGGAGGAAGTGCCGATTCCAGCTTGTTTACCTTGGCCGCTTGCTCGTCGAATGCATTGCTGGAGGATTTGGCGGGGTTGATCAGGGAGGTAAATCCATCGGCCACACTTTCCAATCCACCTGCAAAACTGGCGGCAACACCTACCAGTCGCTCAAACACCGGCTGCAAAGTCCGGGCCAGGGTTTCGCTTACCTGGACCAGCTGGGCGCGGAGTTCAGCCTGGCGGCGGACCAGGGTTTCGGAGTTGTTGGCAAAGGCGGTTTGTGCGTCGGTGGATTTCTCCAGGATCAGCTCCATAGTGGCCACGGCTTTGGCCTGCTGGAGGTATTCGCCAGTCAGGTTTTGCAGGCCTTTTTCGCGGATGCGGTTTTTTACATCCTCCTCACTGATTGCGATGCCAAGCGATTTCAGCTCTTCACGCTCGCCGAGGATGGCTTTGCTCAGGGTTTGGCTTACTTCTTCGGCGCTGCGCTGGCCACCCGTCCACTCGGACAATGCTCCGGATAAATCCACCAGCTGGGTGCTCATGCTGGCCGCTTCATCGCGGGTGAATTTCATGGGGATGAGGAGGTCGCCGATGGCGGCGGCGGCGTTGGTGTACTGCGTAGTGGTGAGGCCCAGCGCGGTGGCGTTCATCTGCGCGGCGGAAGTGACGGCGGGTAGGGCAGAGCCAAACACGGTTTTGGCCTTGGCATCGAGCACCTCCATTTCTACGCCGAGCTTGAACAGTTCTTTTCCGTAGCCGATGATGACGTCTGTGGCGAAGGCTGCACCGGCCAGGCCTGCCAGTTTATTTAAGGCTCCTTTGGTTAGTCCATCCACCGCCTGGCCTACACCTCCAACTTTTTTGCGGTGCTCATCAAATATGCCATTGAGTTTGCGCAGATCCCCCACCTTGGCTTCGTATTCTGCTGTCCCGATGGTCATATCCCGTAATTCCGCATTGATGGCACTCTTAGCTTTTTGAATTCCGCGCAGGGAGTTTTCTACTTGTTTGCCATTTATAAAAATACTGACTTGTCTTCTTGTGGACATGGGATTAAATGGTTATTCGAGTGTCAAAAATACCTGGGATGAGGATGCGTACTTCTCCGGCTGCGATGTCAGCATAATTGTTGGCAAGGATGTCGGCCAATGTTTCTATCTCTGCATTGAGGGTCGGGGCCAACCATGGAGTAGCGGTAGCACTGGCGGAGCTGCTGCCTTTGGGGCGGTTTTTTCCAACGCCTAGTTCCAGGAAAATACCATGCCGTGAAAATCGGAAGGCGATACTATCCAGGAGTTGATTGTCAAATTTGAGCGCACTGCGGATGCTTTCAATCAAGGGAACTTCTTGTACCAACTTGGTTGCTCCACTGCTACTCCGAGCTATGCGCAATCGGCTACTGCCACGTTGTTTGGCGCGTCGCGAATCGAGGCCTTCAGCAGCAAGTCGCTGCTTCATTTTACTGGCAGTACCACGGGCCCACCGGCCAACTTCATCATTCATAGCTTGCAACAAATCTCCATCAATAGCCATAGCACTTCACTTAAAAGTTAATAATTCCCTTGCCTTTGCGCGGGATGTATTCCTGTTCTGCGAGTAGGTAGGGGTTGGGTTCGCGGCTTTCGTAGGTCCAGGTTTCGGTCGTGCCTTCGATGGCTTCCAGGGCAGCGGTGGCGGCTTCGGCCTGAGCTGCTGCGTAGGCTACGTATTCGGGAAAATCGGTGGGGTTGTCGGCCAGGTATTGCAGGGCGTAATCGAGGTGGCGTTGGGCGAACTCGTCGAGCTGCTGGTGTGCCGCGCTGATGTTGTTCATGGCCGGAGGGCTTTCCTTATGGTAGCTCTGCGGCTCCAGGCTTTCGACCTGAATGAGCATGTGGCCTTTGATGCCCACCAGGTTGCGGCGTAGCGCTTCCTTTACGGCTACGTGCGCGAGGGCTTTGCTGAGGCGGGCAACAGCTTCGGTTTGGGTGGCATCGAGGTCGTTATCGAGGATACCGGTTTTGAAAATCTCGTACTGTTCGGGACCGATGGAGGGTAGTAGAAAAAATACCTCCATATCCTGCACCAGGGGGCGAATGCTCTCGAACGTGTAGCGGTTGCAGTAGCGGGCGTAGCAATCGCGCAGCTCAGCGGCGGTATTGATGAACAGGGCGCGGTGGCGTGGCCGTGCCTCGGTAGCCCAGTCGGTATAGGTAGCCTTATTGGCTTCGAGAAAGTTGAGCAAGGTTTCGAGCGCGTTCCAGCCATGCTGGAGCATGTACTCCTTGTAGGCGTTTTCCTGGTATTTGTAGGGAGTAGAGCGGCCTTCGGACTCGATGCGGGCCATGCCGGACTCCCCAAACTGGATGCCGCCGATCTTGGCATACTCCGCCATGGTCCAGAGCGCCAGCGGGCGCCGCACGAGGGGCAGCAGAGCGGTAAGGTCGTCGTCGCCGGTTTCATCATCCTCCACTACGTAACTAAGCAGCGCGGCGTAGGTAGTGGGGCCAAGCCAAACGATCAGATCGTTTTCGGCGACAAGTTCCCAGGTGGGGCGCAGGCTTTCGATTTCGAGCGATAGGTTGCCGCCGCCGCCGATGTGTTCTTTAATCTGTGTGATGCTGGTGAACATGGCTAGGGGGTGGGGCTTTGTATTTGGGTGGAAAAAGTGGATGGTTTTACGCCGTTCTCTTGCTCATTCTGAGTAGTAAGGGTATCGTGATTGATGAAAAAGCGGATATCCCAGTCGGGATCAGTGGCGGCGTTCCAGCGGGCAATCCAGTTCAGGACTTCGAGCACAATGTTTTGCTCGATGGTGTTGAGGGATACGCCGATGTTGAAGGTTTGCATCTTGTCGCTACCGGATCCGGCACCCATCTTACCTCCTTCGGGTGCAAGGCCTACTTGCGAGGGGTGAAGCCCCAGGCCTTGCACAATTTGGGCGTCAGACTTTTCGGAGCTGGGCACCCAGTTATCATTCTTCAGCTTGTCATCGAGGGCAATGATCTCGATTTTGCCCAGGTCGTTGCCGTTCAGTTCGGTGCGGAACACGGTGGAGATGGACACGAAAGCATTGTCGGTCCCGCTGAGGGTTTCGTTCAGCTCGGCTACCTTTAGGTCGATGATCTTGGCGCGCTGCGCGTCGGGGTAGTTGTCCCACTGCGTATGCCGGATGCGGAAGTATGATTCGGGGATGAGGATCTGGTACTTAAGCGTGACCTGGTTGCGCATTAGGGCGTTGACCACTTCGGGCACCTGGATGGAAGAGTCCATCCAGCCATCAGTCCGGAACAAGCCCAGCCAAAACGGCGCGGGGTAGTAGATCATGCCGGAAGTATACATGAAGGAATACCAGGCCATTTTGCGGCCATTGAGCTGCGCAAAGAAAGCTTCGGGATCTTGCCACCGGTACAAGGGGATGCGGTGGATGCGCTCCGGGGTGGTGGTGGTTTTGACGGCGTAGTCGGGGCTGTAGAGCAGCCAGTCGGAGTACAACGTTTCCTCATTCTGCTTGCTGAGCCGGCAGTGCTCGGCGGGTTTGTGGTACAGGCCGGTGATGAGCGAGTAATCCTGCGAAAAGATCAGCTCGCTGAAGCAGGCGAAGGTGTGCCGAAAATCAACGAACTGTGCCGGCAGCCAGTGCGTGTTGATGCGGTTGCGGGTAAGCCAATCCTCCACGGTGGGGATGTAGGCGGGGCGCAGCTTGGAGCGGTCGGCGGCGTAGTCGCTGTTGCGCACGTAGACCAGGCCGTTGCCGTACATCATTTGCACCAGCTGGTTGATGGTGCGCCCGGCGATGCTCACCTTATCCAGCTTGAGGCGCAGGGTAGTGGGCAGCCGGTCGTGTGCTCCCCAGGGGGCGTGCTGGTATCCCGTTTCCAGCTCGGTAGGGGCTGCGCCTTGGGTAGCAGTGTCGCCAGTAGCGGGCATACCTGGTGCTGGCCCCTGATGGTAGCGGGTGTAGGCCGGCAGTACCTGGGTACGCTTTTGGATGGTGACTACATCGAGCTTGAATACTTCTTCGGTTGTTTGGCTCACGGTACAACGGTTTTGCCCTGGTACTTGACCACCAGGGGAATGTGGATTTTGCGGATTTGCGAGGTGGTATGCCCATTCTGCATGAGCACGAGGTTGCGGGTGAAGTGCTCGCCGTGATGGGGGCTACGCTTGGCGTTGGTGTATTGGGTGGCCACGGCTTGCTCGGCCTCACTGAGAGGGCGTTGCATGAGGGTTTTTTCGGCGGCGATGGCATCGTCGGCGCGGTGGAGCTTGGCTTCCTGGTGGGTGATCACTTTGCCCCCTTTCTTGCGTTGGCGGTCGTAGGTGACGTAGGTAATGCTGAAGATGATTCCGGTCTCCATCTCGCGCAGCATTTGCTGCACTTCAATCGTGGTCATGTTTGCACATTTGATTTGTGCAAAGGTGGGGAAGGGGGGTGGTGGGGAAAAGGACAGGGGGGTGAAGAGTGAAAAGCGAATAGCGAAAAGCATAAAAAAAGCGGGGTAGTGTGCCCCGCTCGATGATCATGTATGAAAAAAACTATTGCTCTGCTTGTTGTTGCGGGATCAGCTTGGCGGCCACGATGGCCACTGCAGCTATATCGATGTAGTCGGCGATGAGCATGGGTCGGTCTTCTTTCAGTCGCTCTTCCAGGTCGTCGAACAGTTTCTTTTCGCTGATGTCTTTGCCGTAGAATTTTTCAATGTCGTGGATCTCCTTCATGATGGAGCTGAGTAAAGGGTACTTGACGATGTGCTCGAATTGGGTTTTGCGGATCAGGTCTTGTTGGGCCATGATGGTTGGTTTGGTTGAGGCAAAAATAGGCCGGCTCAAAAAGAGTGGAAAGGACAGGGGCGTTTTCAAAAATGCAAATAGGCTACATTTTTTTGAGATGGCTTATTTCATCGCAGCCTGCCGCTGGTCCTCCAGCATGCACAGATACGTCAGTGCGTTCCCATAATGTTGATCGGCTACGGCTTCCAACTGCGCGGGACCACCGGCCAGGCTGAGGAGTACGCCACCCCAGCTGTAGTCATTCCCCACCTTCTGGCCAGCCAGCGCCCAGGGGCTTGAATCTTCCGGGCGTTCGAATGCCTTCTTGTAGTTTGAGATGATGTGTGCGCGGCAACTGGCCAGCCAGAACGCCAGCAGCTGCCGGATGACGGGGCTAAGCTGCTGCATATGCGGCTCGCGGCGGGATACAGTAGACTCGTAGCGGCGATAAGGCAGGCGGATGTCGCCTTCGTAAGCCGCCTCCAAGTTGTGGGGAGTTTTGGGTTTGGGGTTGCGGTAGATGACGGCGAGGCAGGAACTTAGCCTGGTCTCATCGTTGGAGCGGATGTAGTCTTCCAGGTCGGAAAAGATGACGCTCAGCTCGTAGATGGTGATGTTGCCCAGGGCGTCGGCGGGGGCGTAGTAAGCGGCTTTTTCGCCGGGCTTGCCTTTGTTCGAGGGCTTGGTGTGCAGCAGCTTGGGGTAGGGGCAGCGGGTAAGCTCCAGGGTAAGGCGGTAGCGGTCGGCCTGCGTTTCGTGCGGGATGAAGAGTTTGCCCAGGCTGTGATCCAGGGCGTGATTGAGGGTAGATTTGAGGATGAGGTCTTCGTCTTCATCCTCCGGATCCGTGAAGCTGTTTAGCCAATCCTTAGGCAGCGCAGGGTGCAGCACTTCGAACACCTTGATGCGCCGTGCCTGGTCCATGGCCAGGGTATCGACCATGAGCGGGCGGCGGCAGGTGAGGATCTGGAAGATGGTGATGAGCTGGCGCAGGCTCAGCTCGTTCCAGCTGGGTTGCACCAGGTGCAGGTTAATCGGCGCGGTGGTTTCCGCTGTCGTCGGGTTTGGATTCATTTTTCCAAGGGTTGTGGCCGGTGGTGGCCGTGTAAATTTTGACCAGGTGTTTGCGCAGATCCTCGCTGTCAAATTCGGCGAGGTTGTCGATGATGGGCTTTAGCTCCTGCACGGGGCTGGATTGCACCAGGTGCGCGGTGATGTCTTCGAGTATGGTGTAGCCCCAGAGTACGGTGCGCAGCTCCTGCCATTCCTCAAATCCGTTGCGGTGTGGCCAAGCGATGAGGATATGTTTGGGCGTGACGAGCTTGATGTAGGCCTCATATGTTTGGCCACTGGCCTGGTCTTGCACCAGGAGCGTTTGGCCAACAAAGAAGGTATGCGTGGCGGGCAGCAGGTTGCTCATAGCAGCCAGTTGATGATGATGGCGGAGATGATCACGAGGAGCACCTGGAGCAATTCGGCCAGGGTGATGCTCCACATGATGGCCCAGGGTATGGCCACCAGGCTAAGCCCGGCCAGGATGAGTCGGCCAGTGGTACCCAGGCGCGGGATCTTCCAGCCCAGGAGGGGAATGCTGAAGGTATTGCCCGTAGGATCGTCGGTGCCGGAGTATAGAAAGGGGTGATTGCCGCCGAGGTTTACGAAGCCTTTATGCAGGATGAGTCCAGGGTATACGCTGCATATGACGAGGAAAATATTGGCGTTGGCAAGGAGGGCGGCCGCCGTGAAAAATCCGGTGGTCCAGAGTTCCCAGAAGTGGATGTCGTTCCACTTGCCGGGCAGTACCTGGTACCGGGGGTAGCTGAGCACCACCGCAACGCTGCTGAGCACGGAGCCAGCAGCGGCGATGGCAGTAATGAGGCTTTGCCCATCAGCAGGGGCGAAATCATATAGTACAAAAGATAGTAAGGCCATGTTGAGTACCGCCACCCAAGCCAGGGTAAAATTGTTGGCGTAGCCTGCGCCGTTTTTGGCTCCGGAGGCGGCGCGGTGCAGGAAGGGGAGCAGGAAGGAGATAATGAAGGCATTCATGTGCGTGTGGTTTTTAGAGGGTAATGAGTTCTACGTCGGCAATGCTGACGCCGCGCGGAGTGGCTCGAAACTGGATGGATTGAATGATGCCAGTGACCTGGCCAAACTCGGTATAGATGACCTTGGAGCCTTTGCGCCAGCGTGACAGATCGATAAGCTGGTCAACGCTGAGGCGAAAGCGCATTTTCAGTGGGCGGCCATGGGTGCGGAGGTGGATGTATTCCTTCCACCATTTTTCGTAGAGGCCGTTGGGGCCTTGCCAGTCGAGGGAGTAGTTGCCTACGGATTCGCCTTGTAAGTTTAGGTTCGAGTGTGAAGCGAAGGGGTAATCGTTGCCACCTGAGTCGGGCTGCATTCCTCTGTAAAAAAGGAGCCTAAAGCTCGCCTTGTTGGCAATTTTGTAATAGCTGGAGGTGCCTTTTTCGGAGATGATGGGGATATTCCAAGCACGATCGGTGTCAAGAGGATCGGTTTCGAGGCGATAATGCAGTGTAAAAGGCTGACTGATGAAGTCCTGAGCATCAGTGCCACCGTTTACGCGCTGCAGCTGACCTACGAGGTTGGTGTCATCACCTTGGCGGTTGTAATCGAGGGTGTAGGCTACACTTTCTGGAATGTCCTGGTTATAGCTCGGCTCAGCGTAAGCCGTCCACTCTTCGGGCTTAGCGGTGAGCGCATCCCGACATGGATTGATGATGATTTTGCCTTGCTCGTAGCGAATGTACAAGCAAAACATGCTGATCAAGCCCTTGAGCAGGTCCATGGCAGAGATGTCGGGCATTAGGTCTTTTAGGTCAAATTCTGGCTCATAGATGTGGGATTCATTTGTCGCTGGAAAATCGACAATGTATTCTTCTGCACTAATCACTCGATCTATAGCAGTGTTGTTCCACAGAATCAAGTCGGCAATTTCGGCGTCATCTACGAAGGTTCCAGTGAGGCTTACCGCTCCAACCAAAGGGATGATTGCATCCAACACACTACGCAGCACAGGGAACGGCAATAGCGTGTGTGGCCATTGGCTGAGGCTATAGGAATAATAAGGCGATCCACCTGGATCATTAGCCAATACGGCATCATTGGTGTTGTCGCTACCGGTAGCGGGATGTACACCATCGGCATCTACGTAGTTGGCGTAACGGCTGAACTTAGTGTTCTTCCCATCATAGAGGTTAGGGGCAAAAACGACTGGGTACTTGCTTTTGGCTGAGCCTTCGGCAGCAAGAAAGGTAGCCCAATCGGTGGTGATGCGGTCGGCTTCATCCTCGTAGTCGCTGGCAAAAACGTTGAAGAAAAGGGTATTGGGCGGATCCGGTACAGCTGGCCGGATGTAGATATTGAACTCGCCAGGGTTGGGTGGACAACTAAACAAAATGAGTAGCTCATTGGGCGCTTGCCCGAGTACGGGTTCGGAGGCAATACCTGGGTAGTCGGCTTCGATGGCAGCTATTAGGTCATCGAGCTGGATTATGGTGTAGATGTATACATTGGTATTGATTTGCAGGGCAATGTTGGTGGTAATAGGTGTAAGTATAGGGTATACCAGCGCAATGATGAGCTGGGGGCAAAACGGATCGGTGACCGTCTCAATATTTGAGATGTCGCGCAAGCGAATTTTACCCAAGGTTTCAGCCAGGTCGAGGGATTTGTTTTTAAAACTCACCTCGATGCCGTTGTTCTGGCGGCCAGTGATGCGCAAAAAACCTCGGTGGAAGACCTGGCCTTCGAGTAGGATCTCTACATCGATTTTGGTGGTATTGATTCGCGCATCGAGGCGTTGGGCAGCTTTGAGCAAACGCACGTTTTTGGGCGTATCCGGCAGCACAAACGGATAGCTAAAAATGCGTTCGATGCCTTCGGGATCAAAGATGGGCGCCTTCATCGTGATGTTGAGAGAGGTGCGGGGGTCGAGGTCGAAGTATTCGGGCGCAAGGGTGCGGAGCTGGAGCATGGGCTACTTCTTTTTTTTGGTGCTTGGAATGGGGCAAATGGTGGCGCTGTCGAGTTCTACGCGGAGGTACTCGCGCTTGTAGGGGCGGAGCGCGAGTTCCTTGTAGTACTGCGTGTAGGCCTCCTCGCGGTTGAGAAGGAGGCGAGTATCGGTTACTTCACGGGCGGTGACGGTGAAGATGGTGGGGTTTTCGGTGGGGGTGGCGGTGAATAGATAGTAGGTGATGGTGAGGTAATACAGCATACCTATTTGTTTTTGATGGTGGAAGCCTGGGCTTGCTGTACTGCCTGTAGTTTTTTGTTGACCAAGGTGATGGTAGTCACGTCGGAGTTCCACTTCGGCGTCGTGTCATTACGCCGCACCAGGTCGATGTCTTTCCCGGTGGTGTAGTTGAGTATGCGCATGTGTACGTCAGAGAGGACGATGACCTGCTTCGTGTTGTTGGTTCCCCAGCGGAGGCGTAGTTGCCCCTGGGCGTTCTTGGTGATGGTAGCGGGGATGGGGTCTCCGGTTTCGGGCTTGAGGGTATAGTCTCCGATGATAAGGGAATCTTGAAATAGCCCGGCGATTTCGGCGTAGAGGTTGACGTTGAACAGGCTTTGCGCGGTGCGGTTCATGGTGCGCACGGGGTTGATTACGGCTTCGTTCTTGAGGGTGCTGATTACAACGCTGGCGGCCCATTGGCGGGAGAGGTCGATGGCATTGCGCTTTAGGTTGTTGAGCACGGTGGCACTGTCTCCGATGGGGACTTTCGGCGCTCCTTCGCGGCCATCGGCGCAGAGGTACTCGCGGGTGAGGTAGTAGATGGAATCGGCGGGGCCAAACTGCTGCTTATTGCGGTTTTTGCCCTTGGTGATGTAGGTGGAGTCGTACTCAGCGACGCAGCCTTGGGGTAGGTCGATTTGGGCGCTGAGGGGGATGGTAATGAGAAGGCAGATGGTGGTGATGATGTTGGATTTCATATTGGTTAATAGATTTTGATCCAGCCGATGCCGGTGTAAAATTTGAATTTGCGTTGTGATCCTGGGACACCGGTTATTACGGCGCTGCCCACTATGGTATTTCCATTCCCGTCGAGGGTCAGGTCGGTAATGTTGTTGTTGTAGGTGATGGTAAGAATTTGCCCGTCTACGGGGGATGCGGGAAAATTAAGTGTGAAGGTAGCTTGGGTGCCGCCTTGGTTGATGAGGTTGTCGGAAAAGTCGTTGGATAGGGTTTGTGGGGATGAGGTAGAGGTTAGGGTGTAGTATTTTTCGGATTTTGCGAGGGTATCGATGTTGAGGTCTAGAAACGTACCTTGTCCTGTGTCAGCTGGGGCAAAAGCTGCTATATAGACAGGGGGTAAAAACCCGAGATCGGTAGATTCCATGTCACCGTTTCCATATTTTTTAACCTCAATTGCGCCATTTCCCTTAATGTTCAATAACGTATCCGTACCTATACGAAAAGAGGTATGCGGACTACTTGCGGTGCCATTCCCTACTAAATTATTGTTGAAATCGAATAATGGGGTCAAAATATTGGCTGTACCAGAAGGTGGCCGATTTCCTCCAAACTTAAGAAAAGAACTTGCATATCTACCCCCAAATTTGTAATAAAAAATAGCATTTATGGTATCGAAGCTAGTTGCATTTCCCCACTCAAACCCGGTAATCCCACCTAAATCAACTTCAAAAATATCTATAAAATTGGGGTTACCATCCGCTGTAGAGGTGCGGGTGTCTGTACTGTGGTATTTTTGAAAGTATCTGGTCTTAGCTTGATTGTAGTATTGCTTTTGGCTCCAGTAAACGTCTGAAGTTATTGTACTTGCTGGAGTGACCCCCCCAGACACAAGATTAAATGCCGAAATATTGTCTAAGTTAAGGCTGTAATTCGCACCCGTTAATGTCCTATTCCCGCTTAATGTCCCATTTGCCGTGTAGATATTCGTTGAAGGCAATGCTGAAATAAGGGAACGGGCATAGGCCCGAGTAGCAATGAGGTCCCAAATTCCAACGCTCTCCCCAAATTCTAGGGCTAGGCTATCTGTATTGTATCGCAAAGGAGTTGTAGATGCTGCGATTGTGGGGCGTTGCGATACTGTCCCGCGTGGGATGCCGTAAGCGTTTGTACTTGTAATGTCAAAATCGTAACTAGGGGTAGTTTTCCCAATACTTAACCTACCCCACAAGCTCATTGTTTTCGCGGCGTTGAATGACGCGGCGGAGTGGAACACTCGTATATTAGTATAAGAATTATCCGCAAATGAAATTGTTCCTGAAGTCTCATGCTGAAATAACTCAGCAACACCGGCCCCACTCCACACATTAAAGGCAGGAAATCCAGTTCCTCCCCCCATTGTAAATCCATTATTACCAGCAGAAAATGAAGAATTGCCGGCAAATCCATTGTCATTCACATAGAACATTTCTACGCCGTTAAGAGCCAGAACCCTAAACGATTTTGTAGCCGTTGTATAGGCGTTTGTTGACCCGTAAATATCTGTTTGTACACCATTCCACCGAATTCGACCAGACTCAGCAAGTTGTCCACTATTGTTTATGTGCGGCACATTTGCGGGCGTGCCCTTCGTGATGCTGCTGGCCATTACCTTGTTCCACAATCCAACATTATCGTACCACTCGGGACCGTAAGTTTGCCCATATCGAAAAACTGCCTCAGCTCCAACTGGGCGCTGGGCATCGGTACCTCTGGGCAGTCGTATTGCCCCTGTCGAATTCAGGTCTAGGAAGTATGCCGGGGATGCTGTGCCAATCCCTAGATTTGTTCCGCTATCATAAATTCTCGAATCTCCGATCGATACGCCACCTACGTTCCATTTTGGGATATAGCCAGGTGTGCCACTCCCTGCAACTAGACTCGCAACAAGCGGCGCGAGGCTTGTAAAACCGGTGCCAGGGAAAAGATAAAGTACAGAGCTACCTGCGTCGAAAAAAGGAGTCTGCAACTCATTCGTACTATCTCTATCATTATCCGCGAGATGGAGCGAATCCGCGTACTCCCGAGCTACCACCATGCTGTCGGCGAGTTCGTCGCGCACCTGGTTGGCGTATAGCTCAGCCACGGCGCTGGCGTAGGCGCTGGCAAGCTCTACAGAGTAGGCGATTAGCTCTTTCCAGGCTGTGCCGTTCCACCAGTAGAGGAGGCCGGTTTGCATGTTTATTGCGGTGCGGGTCTCTCCTATGCCGGGCGCGGCGGTAGGCGCGCCGAAAGTAACAGTCATTGCTGCGAAAGGCTTCCACTCTAAAGAATCACGGTTCCATATGTAGCCTATTTTGTTGTTGATGGAGATACAAATTTCGGAGCCTTTTTGGGCGATGTTGGGCGTGTGGGTCGGCGTGCCAGTCACGTAGCCTACGCCTGTGCCGTAGATTTGGCCAAAGGCGAGGGTGGGGAGGAAAAGGAGGAAGAGGAGGATGCGGGTGATCATACTTTGCAGCGTTTTAAGACTCCTTCTGGAAGTGCCCAGATGTTGTCAGCAGTTAGTTCGTATACTTCATCAAGCTGTACGCCATCGGCGCTGGCGGTTTCATCGTCGGGATAAGTGCCCATAATCATCACGTAGCCTTCATCGACAATAAAATCGATCACATCACCCACCGTGAAGCGGAAATTATCCGGAGCCTCCGCTGCACTGCGGCGCTGGGTGTATAGCTGCGTCTCCCTGGTTAGGGATGGAATGACGGGGAAAAGATGAACTTTGGTGCCGACCATGGATTAAGGGAGTTGCCAGGGCAATGCCAGCTCGGTTGCCCAGTAGTTTTCCAAATCAGTTAACCAGGCCGCGCCTTCATCGGTAGTAGGGATCATGATGGTGCTGTAGAAGCGGCTCAGCAATGCGGGTTCGGCCTCAATACTGAATGCGTTCAGGTTGTTTCGGGTAGTGGTAAGTCGAAAGGATTTTCCGCGCAGCAGGAGCGGGATGTAGCCGTATTCGCTTACTTCGTAGAGCTTCCCGTAGATGAGTAGCTCACGCAGCGCATCTGCTTCCAGCGAGCGGAGGTATGGGGTATTGTAGGTGAAAACATTTGTCCAATCCTCTGCGTGCTGACGCTGCTCGAAAAATGCGGAAGTTGCACCAGGTGCGAATACCGCCACGGAGGTATCACGATCCACTTCAAGGTCGACTTCGAAATCTCCGTTGCAAATGAGGCACATGGGAAGGTGAAAGCCGTTGAGGTACATCAGGTAGCGCACAGACTCGTAATAGTTGTGATCGACCATGTATGTCCGCCAAGGTGAAGCGGCGGTGTAGGATACATCGGAGCCATCAACTACTCGGATTTCTACCTTATACAGCAGGGGCGAAAATACCAGCACATCTAGTAACCGGTAAGAGATCGGGAAAAGGACAATTTCTGACGGGGCCACGATGATGTCTTCGAGGTATTGGGTATTGGTTTCTGTGGAGCCATCGGTGTAGTACACGATCCATTCGATGCCAGGGGTGGCGTCTTCGGTTTTGTAGTTGTACCAGGGCAGCCACTCCGGACTGACTTCGTCGATCGTTTTACCATCGGGAAACCAGCTGAGGATAGGGCGATCCACATCCAGCGCGCCGAAAAAATCCATATCGGCGGCAATGCTCGATGCAACCCCCCCCAACACCGCAATGTGCGGATCCGACTCCAGGTAAGTATCGTAATCCGCGCTCACCTCGCCAATGTCTTCCCATATGCGCAGGTAGTAGTGCCGGACAGTATCGGTCGTAAATGGAGCATCGGCATCCCATGCCGGTACAAGCGGATCCGTCAGGCTGTCGCGGATGTAGGCATGTAGTACATCCGCGACGTTGAAACGCGCTTTTGAATCGGTTCCCGGAATAACCTCCAAAATGGCGGCTCGGGTGTATGTGCCATCGAATTCGGTTTCCACCATGACTTCGGCGGAGACCTTATAATTCGAGGGAAAATTTGTTTCGATTTCGTCGTGGGCAATCACGGCGATGCTGGCCACACTCGGGTCGGTGATGGTGACGCTCCACTCATCGTCGTACTCCATGGCTTCCAGCCATAAGCTAACGCCTACACCACGGTCTTCAGCGTAGGCTTTCAGAAACGGGAAGACTTTCGGGTGCGCCTGGATCTTGTCGGCCACTGCCTGCCAGTATGCAGCATAGCTGGCGTAATCAGCGGGGTTAGCGGGTATCTCCAGGATGTCAGACGTTGGCGATGTGACCGCTGTGAATGTAATAGAAATAGTAGGCCCGAACCTTGGTTCACTCCACGCGATTGTCAGGTCGGTACCATTGGGTAGATTGGCGGGGCCAGTGGTGGCCAGCTCAGAGCGTACACCTTTCCAGTAAAATGGTATGCTATCGGCATCACTGGCCATGATGGTCCATACGGCAGGGTTGCCAGTGGTGTGTACGTCGTAGGGCGATTCGGAGATGGTAATCATGCGGGTAAGGGCGTTAGTCCGTCGTCCGTCCATTCCACCGATCCGCAGCGGTCTGGCCATCCTGGGCGCAGGGTGAACAATACTTCCCATCCGGTATAACTACCATCACCAGTATAATGTACGGGGGTAACGATCAGCTCATTCGTAGCATCGAAGTCATAGGCGAATAGCGGGTGGCCGTTGCGAGAATCCTGGAACATCTTATCGATCATGTCATCCATCACCTCCTCCGCAGCCTCAATTGCTGTGAAGTAGGTGTCATCATCTCCCTCACGTTGACTGTAGAACTTAGCGATCAGGAAGCCACCACGAATCCGCTTGCGCCCAGGTACCTGGTCATCGTTGCGTTGGTAGGTGTACTCAAGGAGACGGAACACAAAGTCCTTCTCCTTTACCTTGCTGCGCAGGTCGCCATACTCACGATCGCTGCGCACTACGGCGAAAACCCGGTTGCTGTCGGTGTGCAGTAGCGACGGGTGTGTCTCGGCCTGGTGCTTGAAGTATGTACGGTACTGATTGAAGTTCATGCCACGAAGATCATGTGCGCTGCAGCGGAGATTTCGAAGTCGACCTTGAAGTGGATCGTGATACCTCCGTGGCGGTATTCGCACCTGGTGCAACTTCCGCATTTTTCGAGCAGCGTCAGCACGCAGAGGATTGG